ATGTATTCTGCCTGTTCTCCTGCACAATCACAACTGGTATGTATCACAGCATTGTTGATGGATTTGGTTAATTTTAAATCAGCAATTTGATCCAGTGTTTTACTGACTGTTGCTGTGTCCACTGACAAGTTGGTATTGATTTCCAAATTCATTGCTGGTTGTGGTTCCGTGTCTAATTCATCCAACAGTTTAAAAGTGTTTTTGTTTAACAGTGGTTCACCTCCTGTGATTCTCAAAGTTCGCAATTGACTTTTGATTTCAGGCCACCACTTCCACCATGCTTCCACATAAGGATTGTGTTCTCTATTGAGATAAGGAGTTCTGTTGGATTGTTCTATCCATTCCAAATTGTTGTATCTGTCACTTGTGGGATATGCACCTTGATGTTTGATTTCACTCCACCATTCACTGCTGAACACTGGCGAGCAATACACACATTTCATGTTGCACACATTACCAAAACTCACTTCTACCTGTGCTGGTGTCACATTGGCATTCCAATCAGCATTGACCACTTGATCAAAATAAGGCATGGCCCAAGTACTGTTACTGCTTTTTTTGATTCTGTCACTGTAGTGATCACCTTTGGTGTCTTCTACCTTCCAACAGTAATCACATTCGTCAGGTCGTTTGCCTTCCAACATTAATTTTCTTTGAAACTTTTTGTAAGTTGTGTTATGCAAAGCACTGGGATTTTTTTCCAGTTCTTCTAGTGGTACTTTGTGTGTTTGTGGATGATGACAACTGTGTGTATGTCCATTTTGCAAATGCACAGTGACCTGTTGCCATTTGGCTAGACACAAACTTGGAGACACAGAGTCTAATTTTTTTTTGGTTTTTTCCAGTTTGTTCATAAGAACTTTTTTAACTACGTTTGAAAGGCTGAGCTAAAATGTCTGCGGTGTTTCCTGGGTTTGAAACAGCGCCACTAAAATCGCTAAATGCTTTTGCAGGATTTCTAACATAGTCTTTTGCTTTTTGTACAGTTTTATTTGTTTTTACAAATTTTGAAAAAGTTGTTTGATCTCTATTTAAAATTGCTGTGAATGTTTTTGCAAATGCTTGTATCTTTTGCATGTCTTGATCACTGCTGGCATCATTGATACCAAATGCAGGATCACCGTAACCACTAGAACTAATTGCATTGTTAAGTTCTTGCATGTTAGTTGCTGATATAATTTTCTTTAAATCTCTTTTGATATCATTAACACTGCCTGATGTTGTTAATCCTCTTTCACCATTTGATGATCTTCCTAGGTAAAAAATATTACTCATCATTTTTACAAATGCAGGATCTCTTACAAGGTTCTGTGGTAGAATACCTGTTTCGCCTTGTAGACTTTTAAGAATTGGTAGATATTTTTGATTTGTTAATTGAGTTAGAATTGCTAACTGAGTTTTAGTTACATTCTGTTCACTTAATCTCAAGTCTTTTTTTTTACCTGCTCGTTTTCAGCAACAAATTCTTTGTACTCTTTCATCAGTTTGCTATAGGCTTCTTCATTAACTTTTTCATCTTCATTAGTTAAAGGATTGTCACCATTTCTAGCAGGAACATATTTGAATTTTTTTTGATTTTTTATAGATGTTGTAAAATCGTCTTGCTTGTAAGTGTTTGGTCCTGTGTGAACCATTACGCTGTCTTCTTTCATATCAATTTCTACTTCCATATCATCGTCTTGAAATGCTTTTTGCATTTCTGGCAGTGTTGCAGAAGTTTGTATTTCTGCTTCTGCTCTGTTAAATTCTGACACATCAATCTGAGCATCTAAAATGCCTGAGTTTCTCAAAGCAAACTGCAATGATGATTCAATTGATCTATCTTCGTCTAAATCAAAATCTCCTTCGTCAACTCTTACAACGTAACTGTGCATTATTTTGCTTTCCTGTATCTACTAACCTGTGTCTGGTATGGTGATTTTGCTTTGACATCATCTTCTTTGGGCTGACTGTTGTCTACTGCATCAGTTTTGGTTTTTACACTCAAAGGACCTTCTGCTTCAACTTTGCCTCTGTCTGGATCATTGTCTTTAAAATCTTTTATGTCTTTTAAAAAATTCTTTTTGTGTTCTTCACCTGCAATAGGTGTTTCAGATTCGTTTGATTTCTTTTCATCGTCACTGTAATCTTGGCCCATCTTTGGTTCATAATCTTCTGGTTCAGCCTGCTGTCTGTTTACTTCAGCTTCTTGCTCTTGCTCTATTGGATCATTTGGACCTTTGACAACAATAGTTTCGTATGCTATTGCTAATTTGTCTGATAAATTTCTTCTAAATGTTTCATGTGATATTGGCATATGAATAATAGCATCAATTATATAAACTTCTGCATTTTTAACTTTAGTGCCAAAATCTAATGGATGTTCTTGCATAATTGTTTTAACAGGCTTGTTGATAGATACTATGTCATATCTTTCAAGCTCACGCTCAATTATGTTCATCATGTCATCAGTTACTTCACAGGCAATCTTGATTCTAACTGGATTTTCTTGCACTGCTTCTGATAGATATTGTTTAAAACTTTTCATACTATTATTTATCATCCTTGTCATTTTCATTAACCTTTTTAACCAACTGATCTAGCAATTTGTTGCGATCTCCTACAATATAGCCCTCTCCTTCAATAAAATCATCAGTTTTACCCCCAGATTTTTGCTCCCATTGATCTACTCTTTGCTTTTTCAATTGTAGCTCAATCATACGCAGTTTTTTGTCTGCTTTGGCGTTTTTGGCTTCAATGGCATTTTTCATCATAGTCTGTGCCACTTCAAACATTTTACCAGCATGTCGTGATTCTGAGTTCATTCCCAAATCCATTAATTCTTTATAACTTTTCATGGCTTCAACAGCATAGTCATCCATGTCGTGATCATGTGCTTCAAGATCTTTCACCTGAGGCAATGCACGATCAATTTTTTCTGCTGTAGATAATGCCTTTTTAATTTCTACTGCTTCTTCTTCTTTTTCACTGTCTTCTGTTATTGCATTTTCTATTGCTTCATATTCAGACAACGGTGTAGACAAAGTATTTTCCTCAACATGGTCTTTTATTTGTTGCTCGTTGAGAGCATCTTCCATGCTTGGTAAATCAAATGTTTTTTCTAATTTTTTATTCATATTAAGTACCTATATTACTATTTATCCAAGTATTGCACCACCACTAAAATTTATACCGCTAGACGCTATAATATGTTCATAATCTGCTTGGTATCCTGAGTTATCACCGGAAGCAAATATAGTTGACATTGTTGTTGTGTTGGGTGCTGTCAAAACTTTTGCCGCGGTGTCTAAATATAATTGATGTCCTAGCGAGTTATATGTTTGTACTCCTGCAGAATTAATTGCACTATCATTCCATTCTGGTGCCATTGAAGTTGAAAACGTTGATATGTAATTCCATTCAGCCGCAACTAACAAGTAGTAATATTCTCGCATTAACAATGCTCTGAAATCTGCATCGTTGGCAAAGTCACCTGAATATCCTGACGTGTCAAATATTGGATTGCCATCTGATCCATTTGTGGTTCTTGCCTGTTGCATAGCATTGTAAATATCACTTGTTTGATTCATTTGATTCATCTTAGTTGAAAATGTTTGTTGTAGGCCAAACACTGTGATTGTGTGTAACAAGTGTTCAACAACTTCCATCACTGCCCCATTGCCTGCTGATACTTCCCAAATAAAATCAACATTTGGATTGTTGTCTTTTGTATAATCAATGCCTGGATAGTTGTCATTGGCATTATCTGCCACTATGCTTGGTGTGTAGGAACCTGGTCCTGAATAACCAAGTAACTGTGATATGCTTGACTGTGCCATTTGATTCATAGTGTCGTTTTGATTTGTGGTGTTGATTGATGCTCCTGACCCAAACATCAGTTGCACTGTCTTTGCAACTTTTTTAATCCATGCATCTGATACTGCTGTTGCACCACCTAACGTTGGCAGTGCTAATAATTTTATTCCATTTACTAAACAAAATTTTGTCCATGGTGGGTAACCAGACGTTGATGTAATTGGGCCTCCTGTTTTCACTGACATAATTTACTTTATAGCATAGATTGAGTCTTCATTCAAGACCCTAAATCTAATTCCTTTCCTCTTTGCCCACTCTCCTGCCGCTAACCATTTGGCTCTGTTAATCAAATAATTTACTTTATCTTGTTGGCTTTTGATACTTTCCAATGTGGTCTGTTTCTTTGGCTTTATTTCAACCATTTCAGCAATCTTTTTTCCTTTTTTGTTAACATACACCATCATAAAATCTGGTACATACATACTCATTTTTCCAGTGAACGGATGTTTGTATGGTATCCTTACAGGTTCGCTAGCCCATTGTATCACACTAGGATGGTTGTCACACATTCTCATAAAAGTTAATTCCCATCCAGAACGATAACGAGGGGATCTATTTCCCACATACTTTTGTTCATTCTTAACTTTGTAAAACCCTTGATGAAACTTCATACACTTATTTAAGCAATAATATGACGTTTAACAAATTTGTTTGTATCTAATTCTAAATTGGTTTTTCTTCTTGCTATTTGACTAGTGGACGGTCTATAATGATTTAATAATGCAATACCTACTTCAGTGAATTGCAAAGTATCGTTTTTTGTAGTTTCAACTAGGTCACTAAATCTAACACCAAACTTGTTAATGGCATCTAATGCCAACAGTGTGTATGCTTCAACTAAAGAACTGTTATCAGAATATTTTTCAAATATTCCTTTGATCAATTCGTATGTTCTTGGATTGATTTGATCTTGTGTTAAACCTAAATTTTCTAATATGGCATTTGAAATATCTTGTGATGTGTTGTAAGATTGTCCACCTAGTATCTGTTTGGTTATTGATCCAAACTGAGAAACAATAGTTGATATCCCACCAACTGTTTCAACAGTAGACGTACTGTTTCTTACTTGATTGTATGCCATTACTTGCCTAATCCTGTAAAGTTACCCACAGCACTCTTTGTACTGTTTTTTACACCAGAAATTATTTTGGCTTTGGTGTTACCATAACCTTGTATAATTTCATTGCCTGCTCCGGCAATTTGATTGCCAACTTGATTTAAAGAAAGTGAACCTTTTGTGCTGTCACCTACTTTGCCTGAATCTCCTGTTGCACCTTCTTTGTTATCTTTTTTACCAAGTGCAGGCGGGTTTTCAGTTTCAGTAACAGCAGGCGTATCTAAAAAATCTCCTGCTGTGTCTCCAAACATTTCTTCTAATGGATATTCTGTTTCACTTGAATCTAATGGTTGTGCCACCTGATCAATTAAAAAGTTTTCATACTGAAAACCAAAACTCAAATTAACTACACCGCTTTGAGCATAATCAAGTTGATCCATATCAAATCTTGCCAATCTTGGATATATCACTCTTGTTTTGCTGTACATCTTTCCTGCAACCTGATATATGTCTATGTGTTTTAAAAGACGACTGTGAAAATTGTTGTGTGTAGCAAGACCAAAATGATGACTTTTTGTAAACTGATCTTCTGTTTGATATAAATTTCTATTGTAGTTGTGATCTTCAGATCTTGATTCTCCTTGAACACCACTTTTCTTTTGTGTTAATCTTGCACCTTGAAATTCAAATTCATACAACAGTTTTGCAAATTTTAATCCCAACCCATCATGTGTGTCATACATTCTAAAACTCAAAGGATCAAATGTAATTGACCTATTAACAACTCTTTTTCTGTTGTATTGATTTAACACAGTTTGATCCACTGTGAACTTGGGTTGATCAACACTGTTTACTAAGAAGTGCAATCTGTCTCTGAATTGATTTAATTCGTCGTAAGTTGTCTTTAAATGCTCCGGTACTGCCAGCTGGTACATATTGAAAACCACAACATATTGATGTGCTTGTCTTGGAGCTGGGTCATGATTTGAGCCGCGAAGATAAAGGTTCGCGGCTCTGTTAGCTGGTTTTAAAACTGCCATATTCTATTACTCCGCTGGTAAGGGTTAAACGAAATAGTAATTATTATACTAATCCGCCAGATCCACCTAAACCAAGTAGAGGGAATATAGTGTCGCCTGGTGCTTGATGTATTGCATTATCATATTTCAGTGTCAAGATAACTTGTACTGGTTCTGATACTGCATAGTCACCATCTGAATAATCAACATTTTGTAAGAAACAACCTTCTAAATCCCATTGTTCTAGTTCTGTGTCATTTGTACCATCTAAGATTTCAATTTTAGTTCCGAACTTGTAAACTGATCCTGATGTTGCAGAAGTTTGTTCAAAGTGATTTAACTGTTTCTGTACTTGTTGACCAACAAGTTTAGAAATGTTATTGTTGATATCATCTCTAAGTGTTATGTTAACTGATTCCCATGTGTGTTTACCTTGCATGTATGCAACTGAGTTGTATGAATGAATTGGTACTTCTTCATGGTTAATCTTTGGTCTCGTAACCGACATAACTTGTTGAGTCAGTTGAAGAGGTGACGCACCTAGGTTACCAAAGTTAGTGAATCTAACTCTAAATCTATATTTCAGTTTAGGCTGTAAAATACCGCCTCTACCTGTTGATCCATCTATTGGTACACCAAATTTTGAAAGTGTTGCCATTTTGTTTTCTCTCCTTAATACTATTATTTACACTTTTGTATGAATTATAAAAATTTTTATATCCATTTAAAGGTAAATTAAAGGGATAAGGTTCGCTTACCCCTTTATTTTATTAACTTGTTAAACTTTCTCCAGTATTTTTGATACGAAGTGGAATATAGATAAATTCAATTGCTTTCACTGGTTGAATAGCAATATCAATCCATAATTCATTTCTATCAATTCTGGCACCAGTATTGTTTGTTTCATCACAAACTACTAAGAAATCAAACACTGCTCTCTTAGAAACAAGATCTTCAAAGAATCTATTGAAAGTATCTGTAACTTGATCTCTAGTAATTCTGTCATTTGGTTCAAACAAGAAAGGTTTTGCAAGTTGGTCTAATTGGTATCTTAGATACACAATCAGTCTTGCTACATTAACTCTATCAAGTGCTGACGCAATTGGTGATAGTGTCTTCTGACCAAATACCACTAATCCTCTGTTTGGAATAAACGCAATTGGATTTAACTTGTTTGCGTATAGTGTGTCTCTTTGACCTTCTGACAATGTTACTGCTTTAAACTCTTCTTCGCTAGTGATATAACCAACTGAAGTTGAGTTGTCTACTAAACCTCTTGTGAAGCCTGCTGGTGCAAACCATGGAAATGCCACCTGATCATTAAATGCCATTGTTCTCATAGCAATATGTGTTGGTGGAACTGTTACATTGTTGCCTGCTAGATCTGATGTAAATCCTGAAGGATAATACACAGCCGCATACGGAGTACCAGTCAATAAGCCATCTTCTCCATTTGTTGGAGCATTGTTGGCATTGGTTGCCCAATTTTGAATTGACGTTCCGTCTGGTGCTAATCTAAATGGTGTGTCAGCAAGTACAAATGCTGTTAATTTTCTATCTGTACTTAATGCAACCATTTCATCAAGTAACTCTGGATAACCAGGAGCGGCAATCAAGTTAAAGAATCTTGATTCTGCTCTGATATCTTCGTTGCCTTGTAACGCACCTTGCATTGCTGTAACAAT